GAAGAGCCTGCGAAGGAAGAGCCTGCGAAGGAAGAGCCTGCGAAGGAAGAGCCTGCGAAGGAAGAGCCTGCGAAGGAGAAACCTGCGAAGGAGAAACCTGCGAAGGAAGAGCCTGCGAAGGAGAAACCCAAGGTCAAAGAGAAAGCGACAAAATCTGTTCATCACGGTGAAGAGATGATGCGCCAACTCGGGGTGAAAACTCCTTTGTTCACACCTGATGAACACGGCGGTGGTGTTGCTGAAGGTCGTTTTCATGGTCCAATGGCTGAGAACGATGCCAGAGACGCACTGAAACAACTCGGGTTTGGTCAAGGAGAACGTTTGCCTGAAAAGTCGTCTAAATCAGGCAACCGCCAAATCCGGGAATTTGTCACGAAATACACCCACCCTGAAGGGCACGAAGCAACGTTGACGACCACCAACATTGGTGGTCCTTTGGGCCCTCGCGGGAAATGGGTCAGCAGTTCGGACACAGGTGTGTCTGTCAAAGTTTCTCCGCTCAAAAACGGAGAAAAGAGCCAATTTTCTGTTCCTGAAAACACCAAACCACTACAAACCAGTGGTGTTCATAGTGCGTTGAAAGCATCTTTTCTTCGCCCGAGAACCACCACTGCCACAAGTATTCGTGGTTATAGTAACACACATGGAGACTACCAGGTTGGTGGTGGCGGCTCACACCATATTGTGACACCGGTCCTTCCGAATATTGTTGGCTCTGGTGGTCGTGAAGAAGCTTCGAAGCACAAGTTGTCCGCGATTAGCGACGCACTGAAGAAAGCTGGTGTCCACCACGAGATGGGTGATGGTCACGTGAAAATCCCATATCACCAGCCAAAGACCACCCAAGCTCATGACTCTCAACTGAGGAACAACAACATGGCGGCGACGAAGATGGTCCTGCGAAACGCAATCGTTCAGGGTGCGCTTGCAGCTCACCTTCGACCGCTGATTGCGCAGGACGCGAAGATCGACTTGCGTGCACTGCTCACCAACACTGCGCACAAGGACTGGCAGACTCAGAAGGACCGGCTCGTGGCTCTTCTGCCGTCCTATCTGAAGGACAAGACCTTGGCCCAGGACGCAGGGGTCGGTGAGCTCGTCGAACTCCTGGACGGTCTCGGCGGGGGTAACGGTGCCCCGCCCGAAGACGCAGCGCTCGTGTCTGACGATGAGCAGGCTGGGCAGGGCGAACAGGACGCCGATCCGCTGGACACCAACATGGTGGCCGGCGATGACGACATGGCTGAACAGGTCCAGCAGCTGCTGGCTGGTAAGTTGTCGGACGAGGATATGACAGCCCTCCTCGATATCATCAAGCCCGCCGAGGCGACGATGATCGGCGAGGAAGCTGAGGAAGACGCGAAACAGGACGCCATGGCCAATGGTGGCGAAGGCGACGATGACGAGGACCCTGCGAAGGACAACGCGATGAAGAACATGGTCAGCAAGCCGGCGATGGACGCCGCGCTGAGGGCGACGCGTGATCAGGTGCGGCGGGAAACGATCGCCCACATGAACGCCATCGCCGCAGCGACTGAGGCGGTGCAGCCCTACGTCGGGAAGCTGACCGTCGCGATGGACAGCGCTTCCGACATCTACAAGTTCGCTCTGAACAGCCTCGGCGTCGACGTCAAGGGCGTTCACCCGAGCGCCTTTCCGAAGATGCTGGCGCTGGTCCCCAAGCCGTCCGACACCCCCCGGACCACTCGTGTTGCCATGGACTCCAAGTCCACGACAGCGTTCTTGGAGCGGTTCCCCCATGCAGCCCGTATGCGGGTTCGGTAAAGGAGAAGATCGATGGGTTTCCAGACTGTCGTCAACAATCAGCCGGCCCCCGCAGTCGCCGGCGATTTCGCAGGAGCCAACCCTCGCGCCAATCTGCTGGCTGGCGCTGGTGCTTTGGTCGCGGGCCTCAATGGCCTGATCGTGGGCCGTTTCGGCTGGGTGTCGGATGTGGACCTGGTGTCCACGACCAATTCTGGTGCCGGTGTCCCCGACGGCTTCGTCGCCCGTGAACAGCAGGGTCTGATCACGGTCTTCCTGGCCGAAGCCAGCATGGTTGTGCCGCGTGGCCTGCCTGTCACTCTCTATACTCAGGGTGATTTCTGGGTCAAGAACGACGGCAACACGGTCGCTCAGGTCGGCCAGACTGCCTACGCGAACCTGGTCAACGGTCAGGTGAGCTTCGGCTCCTCGGGTCTGACAGCGTCGTTCGCCGACACCACCGGTTCGATCGCCGCCAGCACCAATGGGTTCACTGGTTCCATCGTCGACGATATCCTGACTGTCACTTCCGTCAGTTCCGGCACCATCGTCCCTGGCACCCTGATCTCCGGCACTGGCGTCGCTTCCGGCACCCTGGTCCAGAGCCAGCTGACCGGCACTGCCGGCGGCGTCGGGACGTATGCTGTGACTCCTGCGTCGCAGAACGTCGCCGCTGGCACCGTGATGACCGGTGGTTACGGAACCTACACCGTCAGTGCATGGAACAACGCTGTTCCTGTCGCAGTCGGTGCAGTCCTGTCGGGGTCTGGCGTGACCGCTGGCACCACGGTCATGGGCTTCGGGACCGGCACTGGTGGGACCGGCACCTATTACGTGACGCCATCGCAGACCGCTGGCAGCACGAACATCCTGGCCACCATCACTGTCGCGACCAAGTGGAAGGCAGCGTCTTACGCCGCTGTCGGCGAACTGGTCAAGATCAGCTCCTGGAACTGAGGACAAGCATCGATGCGCAATCCTGATCTGATCCGGCTCGAGAGCCTGTTCGGCATCCACATCCCCGAGGTCAACGATTTTCTGAACCCAATGCTGGCTCAGGACTTTCGCTTGGCGATGGACGCCCAACCTGGGCTGGTGACCGTTTCCAACTCGGGCATCCCGTCCTATCTCACCAACTACATCGATCCGAAGCTGATCGAAGTCCTGGTGTCCCCCAACAAGGCCGCCGTCATCCTGGGCGAGGTCAAGAAGGGCGACTGGACGACGCTGACGGCGACGTTCCCTGTGGTCGAACACACCGGCGAAGTCTCCAGCTATGGCGACTGGAACAACAACGGTTCGACCGGCGCCAACACCAACTTCCCTCAGCGGCAGTCGTATCACTACCAGACGATGACGCAGTGGGGCGAGCGACAGCTGGAGATGGCGGCCCAGGCCAAGATCGACTGGGCGTCGCGTCTGAACATCGCCAGCGTGATGGTGCTCGACAAGTTCCAGAACCAGTCCTACTTCTTCGGCGTCGGCGGTCTGCAGAACTATGGTCTGTTGAACGACCCGAGCCTGTCCGCGGCACTGACTCCGGCAGTCAAGGCTGCCGGTGGTGTGGCCTGGATCAATTCGGCTGGTCAGATCATCGCGACGGCCAACGAGATCTACGCCGATATCCAGGCGCTGTTCATTCAGTTGACAGCGCAGGGCAACGGCTTGATCGAAGCTGGCTCCTCGATGTGTCTGGCGATGTCTCCGACGGCCTCGGTTGCTTTGACGGCGACCAACAGCTACAACGTCAACGTCTACGACCTGCTGAAGAAGAACTTTCCGAACATCCGGTTCGAAACGGCTCCTCAGTATGCGACGGCGGCGGGACAGCTGGTTCAGCTCATCGCGTCGGAGGTCGAAGGTCAGGAGACCGGCTACTGCGCCTTCACCGAGAAGCTGCGTGCCCACGCCATCGTCAAGGAGACGTCGGCGTTCAAGCAGAAGAAGTCGCAGGGGACCTGGGGGGCCATCATCTTCCAGCCGTTCGCCATCGCGGCGATGTTGGGAGTCTGAGTCCATGGCGAGCACTGACACTGTCACGGTTGCCTGCAAGTTGCCGAACGGCCTCCATCTCGACGTGAACGGGTTCGATCGTGTCACCATCAAGGGGAACGCTCTCCCCTTCGGTGAGTCTGCGGTCGACTACCGAATCGTCGGCGGCTACGCTCTGACCCCCGGAGTGCCTCGGGATCTCTGGGACGCATGGCTGAAGGACCGGACTACGATGGACATCATCGTGAAGGGGATCGTGTTTGCGCAGGAGAAGCCTGCCGACGTGGTCGCTGAAGCGAAGAACGGCGCCAAGGTGATCACTGGTCTGGAACCGATCGATCCCGACAAGCCGGGCAATGGCCTGGAGCGGGTTCCGGTGGGCGGCTGAACATGACCGTTGTCCCGTTCGATTATTCCTGGTGGTCAGATCGGTATCCCGAGCTGGCTACATACACGCCAGCGATGGTGGCGGAGGGATACTTTGAACAGGCAACGGGCTTGTTGGACAACACCAATCTGAGTCCTGTCACTGACTTCACTCGGCGACAGGTTCTTCTCGGGTTGCTCACTTCGCACATCGCTGCTTTGTTTGCACCAGTGAACGGCCAACCTTCTCCACAGGCTGTTGGTCGTATCGCTAGTGCGAGCGAAGGTTCAGTCTCTGTCTCTTTTGATTTCACCACCCCACCGGGGGCGGAGTGGTATGCCCAGACCAAGTATGGGATGACATACTGGACGTCCACGACCCGCTATCGCACTATGCGGTATTACCCTGGCCCGACTCCGTTTCGCCAGTTTGGTGGGCGTTGGGGCGGCTCTGGATATGGGGGTTGGTGATGGCTGAGATAAAGGGCGGCGAAAAGTTCAAAGCTGTTCTTCACAGCATGGAGAGCAAATTAGAAGGTTTGCCGACCGTGAAGGTCGGGTTCATGGAAAACTCAACGTATCCAGACGGGACATCGGTCCCGATGGTTGCTGCGTTGAACGAATTTGGTGTTCCATCGAAGGGTCAGCCTCCTCGCCCGTTCTTTCGGCGGATGGTTCGTGACAAAGGTCCGACGTGGCCTGCTGGTGTCGCGACCCAACTGAAAGATACCGACTACAATGTTCCGCTGACACTACAACGTGTCGGCCAAGGGATCAAGGGACAACTTCAGGCTTCCATTCGCGATCTCACTGATCCGCCGCTGGCACCGTCGACGATCGCCCGTAAGGGTTTCTCCAAACCGCTGATCGACACTGGCGTGATGTTGAACAGTGTGGATTACGAGGTCGACGTATGACCGTATATACAGCCCGTTTACAGGCCGCTACAGCCGCCCTTGGCGCGGGGGTAACTACCCTAGCGGCGCCTAGCGTGGGCGCCGTTGGTAACGACTGGGGGGCTGGACAATGAACCTGCACGGTATAGCCTCCGCCGCTATCGGCGTGGTCAACCCGTTCCGGACTGCCGACCTTTGGGTCAGCACTGGCTACACGATTGCGGACGATGGCTCCCAGGTTCCGACATACAAGATCTATCCGTCTGTCCAGGTCCAGCTACAAGAACAAAACAACGCCGAGCTGCGACAGGATCAGAGCCTGAACATTCAGGGCGACACGAAGAACGTCTATCTGAACGGACAGTGGTCAGGTATTCTCCGACCCGAACGCAAAGGTGGCGATCTTTTGGTCATCGATGGCCAAAAGTGGCTTGTTACAACCGCGTCAGAAATCTGGCCGGATTGGAGCAAGTTGGTTGTGACACTCCAGAACCCGTAAGGACAGAAGATGCCCACTCCCGTTTTCACCACTCCCGGTGCGCAGATCCCGATCACTCAGGACCTGATGACGTTTTCGTATGCTGTGACCGGTGGCACCATGCAGGGTGTCGCGACCAAGACGCCGGATGGCACGACTCGTGCGGTGGGCCTGGCGTTCGTGGCCAACAGCAACTTGCCGAACGCCAAATTCACTTCGATCAACGTCACGACCGGCGCGTTGGCCGCTGGCACCATCACTGGTGCCAACAACGTCTATCTGATGTCGACGAACGCGACCCCTGGCAATCAGCAGGTCCGTTCCGCGGCACAGATGTTGGCCGACACGAACCAGGTCGCCGGCTATTCCTACACCCTGCGCATCACCAACACCGGCGCTGGCACCCTGACTCTGGTGGCCGATGCCGGTGCGACCGTGACCCTGACTGGAACGATGACCGTTCCGCAGAACACGTTCCGTGACTTTGTTGTGACCTTCCCGACGACCACCACTGCGGTCATCCAGGCGACCGGCGTCGGAACCTACTCGTAACGACATGGCAGCACTCGTCGACTTTGGAGAAGATGTAATTCTCACGGCGGTCAGGAGCGTGCTCACCACGCTTCTACCCCCGGACGTCGACGTGATCCGTGGTCAAGTCAATCGGGTTCCGGAACCTCGTGGTAACAACTTCGTTGTCATGACACCCACCATGAGAACGAGGTTGTCCACGAACATTGACTCCGTTACTGACACCATTGTCAGTGGGTCTGTTTCCAAGAACGTCCTGATTGTGGACGACATTGTTGACGGTGTTCTTCGTGTTGGTCAAATGGTGTTTGGGGGTGGGTTGCCTTTGAACGCTGCGATCCAGGCTTTCGGGACAGGTTCCGGGGGTGTGGGGACCTACTCGTTGAATGTTTCGGCTGAAATTACACCGACGGTGTTCTACGCTGGTGTTAAGACAGCCATGGCTCCCAGTGAATATCGGCTGCAACTGGACTTTCATGGTCCTCTGGGTGACCAGAATGCCCAGATTGCGTCTACGATGTTTCGTGATGAGTATGCCTGCTCGCTGATGCCGCCTGATGTCCAGCCGCTCTATGCTGATGATCCGAAACAAATCCCATTCATCAACGGCGAACGGCAATATGAAAACCGGTGGACTCTTGACTTAATGCTGCAGACCAATCAGACCGTGATTGTTCCTCAGCAGTTTGCAGACCAGTTGTCCGCCGGTCTGATCAACGTTGATGTTGTCTATCCTCCATAGGAGCACGGTATATGTCCGGCAGTGCAATTCCGGCCTCGGCAATCGTTTCGGTCATTCCGAGTGTCATCAGTGCTGGTGGCAACGCTCTCGATCTGAACGGGTTGCTGCTCACACGAAACACCCGAGTGCCCATTGGGTCCGTGGTGTCGTTCTCTTCTCAGGCTGATGTTGCCTCGTATTTCGGGGCGACGTCGACTGAGGCCAACGCTGCCAGCAACTATTTCTTGGGGTTCGACAACTCGAACGCCAAGCCGGGGGCGATGCTGTTTTTTCAGTATAACTCGACAGCAGTTCGCGCCTACATGCGCGGCGGTGCTCTGACTGCGGCGAACCTGGCTCAGCTGATCACCTTGACCGGCACGATCAGCATCACAATCGATGGTGTCGTTCGCACCAGCTCCTCGGTCAATCTGACCAGTGCGACGTCGTTCTCGGACGTTGCTGAGTTGGTCACTGTTGGTCTAAATCTTGCTGGTCCGGCCCAGGCGTCTGTCACAGCGGCCATCTCTGGTACGACGATGACGGTATCGGCCGTGGCCTCGGGCACACTGGCGGTCGGCCAGGAGGTCCGCGGTGTGGGTGTCACAGCAGGCACCCTGATCACTGCTCTGGGAACCGGTGTCGGTGGCACTGGAACTTACACTGTCGGGATCAGTCAAACAGTGGGCAGCAGTGCGCTGACCACCAACACTCCGCTGATCACGTTTGACTCTGTTTCGCAAGCGTTCCTGGTTCAGTCGCCCACCACTGGTGCGTCTTCGACCATGGGTTATGCTACTGGCCTTCTTGGCCCACAGATGAAGCTGAATGCGATCCAGGGTGCTGTTCTTTCGCAGGGTGCGGCTGCGACTAGCCCTTCGGCCGCGATGAACACGATCGTTTCCCAGACCCAGAACTGGGCAACGTTCACCACCGCGTTTGATCCTGATGCGTCGGGCTTTGCTCAGAAGCAGCTTTTCGCTGACTGGGTCAACGCTCAGAACAGCCGGTATCTCTACATTCCGTTCGACACCGACGTGTCCCCGACACAGTCGAACAACGCGACCAGTTCCTTCGGCGCCGCGTTGAAGAACGCTAACTACACTGGTGTCGAATTGGTCTGGGCGTCCAGCACCCTTGTCGGCATCGCCTTGTGTTCGTTTCAGATGGGTGCTATCGCATCCATCGACTTCACGCAGACCGATGGCCGGGCGACGATGGCATTCCGTTCCCAGACAGGGATCGCTGCCGATGTTGTCAACCAGACGGTGGCTGACAATTTGATCGCCAATGGCTACAATTTCTACGGGGAGTATGCCACGGCGGACGATCAGTTCATCTTCTTCTACCCTGGTTCCATGATTGGCCCATATCTCTGGGTCGACAGCTACATCAACCAGATCTGGTTGAACAACCAGTTCCAGTTGGCACTGATGGTGCTGCTGGTGCAGATGAAGTCGATTCCCTACAATCAGCAGGGTTATACGCTGATCAAGGCTGCTCTACAGGATCCGATCAACCAAGGTCTCAACTTCGGTGCCTTCCGTGCTGGAGTGACTCTGTCCAACGCCCAAGCGGCGGAAGTGAACATCGCCGCTGGTGTCAAGATCAGTGACACCCTCAGCACCCAAGGGTGGTATCTCCAAGTGAAAGATGCCATTCCACAGGTCCGGGCTGCGCGTGGTTCTCCTCCCTGCACGTTCTGGTATATGGACGGTCAGTCGGTCCAGAAGATCAACCTGGGCTCTGTGAACGTTCAGTAAGGAGACGAAACAATGGCCACGATTACCGCAGCCAACTCGATTTACATGTTGGTGATCCCGTTGCTGTTTCCTGTTCCGCAGCAACTCCAGGGCTACAGCGCCGACGACGTGTTTACCACTGACCCGGTTGAGCCTGTCGAAGTCATGATGGGTGTGGATGGCATTCTGTCGGGCGGGTGGACGCCCACCCCGAAGCCACAATCCATTAGTCTGCAGGCCGACTCCCAGTCGAACTTGATCTTCGACACTTGGTTTTCTGCGCAACAGGCGGCGAACGACGCCTACATTGCACAGGCGACCATCACGTTGCCGTCCATCAATCGTCAGTATGTCTGCACCAGAGGGTTTCTGACTAGCTACCAGGCCATCCCCTCTGTGCGTCGGGTTCTCCAACCCCGGCAGTTTCGCATCACATGGGAGTCTATCGTGGGGGCTGCCCTGTGAGGAAAGAAACTATAGTCACGATCACCAGCTCTGGTCGTGATCAGGGCAAGACGTTTTTCATCAAGGAGATGAGCGCGCTGGCCGCCGAGTCCTGGGGTGCACGAGCTGTTTTGTGTTTGGCCAAGTCCAACCCGGAGCTGCCTGAGGATTATGCTTCGTTGGGTTTGGCTGGCCTCATGGCCTTCGGTATCCGGGCGTTGGCCGGGATGCCTTGGTCTGAAGCCAAACCGCTCCTTGATGAGATGCTTTCCTGCGTAACGGTCATTCCTGACCCGACTCGCCCGCAGGTCAAGCGGCAGCTGATCGAGGATGATATCGAGGAGATCGGCACGTTGCTGCAACTCCGGGACGAGGTGATCAATCTTCACACGGGTTTTTCAATCGCCGTCTTTTGCTCGGGATTGAAGGGGCAGCAGACGGCGACACAAGTGGAAAGCAGTGGGCCAGCTACCGGAACATCTCAAGGATAGTTGGTGAGGTCGTTTCTGCCAGATTGGCCACACTACACGAGTTGGACACAGTCTACAGTAACGAAGATCTTCACCTACTCTGGGAAATCGTTGCAGTAGATAACTACAACAAATGGCTGGCCACCAAAAAGGACTGACCGATGCCCACGGTTATCGACGAACTCATTGTTCGTATCGGCCTTGACGCCGGCGAGTTTCGTCGTGGCTCTAAAGTCGCTCAGGATGAAACGAAACGCACCCGCGAAATTGTTGTTAAGTCTGCTAAAGAGATCGAGTCAGCCGGTATGCAGGCTGCTCATTTCTTCACCAAACTTCGCAATGAGGCGCTTGCGCTCTTTGGTCTGTTCATGGCAGGCCAGGGCTTCAAAACGTTCATTCTCAACACGACAGCTGCTGAAGCAGCCGCTGGTCGACTTGCCAAAAACATCGGTATGTCGACGAAGGAACTTACTGCCTGGCAAGGTGCTGCAGAGCGCGCAGGCGGGTCTGCCTCTGCCACCGGGGCAACGTTCCAGGGTCTCGTTCAAGGCTTTCAGCAGTTTGCCCTGACCGGGCAATCGTCAACCATTCCATACTTTCGCGCACTCGGCGTTGAGGTATCTGATCTTGAAGGTAACATGCGTCCTCTTAAGGACATCATGTTGGACCTGGCAGATCGGTTTAGTGGGATGTCCCCACAACGTGCCAATGCGTTCGGCGCTGGACTTGGTCTTGACCAAGGCACGATCAATCTTCTTCTGAAAGGACGCCAAGCCGTCCAGCAGTTGCTGGCAGAACAAGAGAAGCTCGGCACGATCAGCGACGAAGACGCCAAGATTGGTGAAGAATTCCAGAAATCCCTGATGGATATCCAGCAGGTGATGACTACGTTGGGTCGTGAGATTGTCAACGTTCTTGCACCAGGGATCAAAAAGCTCCTTGAAATCTGGACTGATTGGATCGCCAAGAACCGCGAATGGTTGTCCTTAGAAATCGTCAAACGAGTCACGGACTTTGCAGTCGCAGCCGATGCTGTTGCAACATCACTCGGTGGTTGGCTGAAAGTAACAGAAATTCTGTTCGGGTTGTGGCTTGGGTCTAAATTCCTTGCTGTGCTCGCTAACCTGACTAAACTGGTGACCTTCTTGGCCGCTATACCGGGCACCGGTATAACTTCGGCGGTCCTAGCGCGACTGGGTATAGCGGCGTTGCCTTTGAGCTTGAAAGGTGACACCCAGAAGCCTGATGGTCCTGACCCCAACTATAATCGTGAAGAAGAGTCACGAAAAGTTGACGAGTGGTGGAAATCCCGCCCGACGTTGTCAGAACGCCTTGGCATTCCTGGCGCTGCCCCCGCAGAACGTCGTCTCAGGGACATTCTACCACGTTGGCTTGGTGGCAATGAACCACGCACAGCCAACACACAGCTAAACGCCACACAAGAAGGTTTCTTGCGCACCCTCTCTGGACCGGAGTCACACGGAGCCTATAACGTCAAGAACGGTGGTGCTACTTTCTCCAGCTATGACCAATTCCCAGAGGGTGTGTATCCTGGCGGAACTTCGACGGCTGCTGGACGGTATCAGTTCACATCTGGGACGTGGGAAGAAGTCGCTGGCGAACTTGGCTTGAAGGACTTCAGTCCGCAAAGTCAAGACATTGCTGCTTGGTATCTTGCACAACGTGAATATCGACAAAAAACAGGTGGTGATCTAGAGACCGATCTGCGGGCTGGGAAAACTGCACAGATCGCTGCTGCTTTGAAAGGTCGTTGGCCAACACTACCTGGTGGGTCACAATCTAAACAGTCTCAAAGTGATTTCGATCGAAATCTTTTGCTGAACATGCCAGACGCTGCCGGAACTCCCACTCCGCAACCGCCTGCTGGTCAGCGACCATTTCAAGCGCCAGTCGACCGCATCGTCCCAGGCGAACCCCCCGGTCGTCCTTTGTCAGGGATTGACCCGTCGCTCTTCAACAACCAGAATCTCGCGTCCCTTGGTGCTTCTCAAAGCTCGATCAATAACAGCAGTGAAACCAGCATCAATGGTCCGATCACTGTTCATACAGCCGCTACTGATGCGAACGGTATCGCTCGTGGTCTTGGTGATGCTCTTCGCCGTTACACCTTTGTGACCCAGGCCAACACAGGTCTCGCCTAATGGCAATGACGCCGACGCCTGTCCCGCAGTATCCTAACGTCCCCAAACAGCCGGGGGTGCCGCCGCTGTTGCGGTCGCCTGCGCAGGCTCCTGTGTTCAAGACTATACTCCTCGTCGCTGATGTTATCAGCATCCTGCGGCTCTTCCTAGGGCCGCAGTGGGGTATATTCACTAGCGGGGGTGCGCCGGTAGCCATTGCCTCGTCTGTTTTGAATGTTGAGTTTCGCCGTGAAGCTCGCATTCCGACATATCCACAAGAGCAGGGAGCTTTTCAATCCTACAACAAAGTCCAAATGCCTTATGACGTGCGGGTGCGGTTCGCTGTCAGTGAGTCTTCGTCGTTTCGTTCTCAGTTTCTGCAGGCGATTAACAGCGCCTCGTTGAGCACTGATCTCTACACTGTGGTGACTCCTGACGCCAACTACAAAAACATGAACATCGTTCATTACGACTACCGTCGTGATCAACGTGAAGGTGTCAGTCAGCTTGTGGTCGACGTGTGGCTTCAGGAAGTTCGTGTTGCCAAGCCGACTCAGTTCAGCAACACGAAAACACCGGCGGGTGCCGCTCAAACCAACGGTGGCACTGTGCAAGGTTCGCCGAAGCCTCCGACAGTGAATGAGAACCAACCTTCTGGCTTTGGGCAAGGCTGATGTTGTATATCCCACTCCAAGCTGTCCCATCCCAGTTGGTGAATGTCACGCTTTCTGACCAGGCATGCCAGATAGCCGTTTATCAGTTGTCGACTGGAATGTTCGTCAATCTGTTTGTCAACAACGCGTTGGTTATCGGTGGGGTCATCGCTGAAGACCGCAACAGGATTGTTCGTTCAAAGTATCTTGGGTTCGTTGGTGATCTCGCGTTTGTCGACATACACGGCAAAGAAGATCCAGTCTATACCGAGATCGGAACCCGATACTTCTTGGTTTACCTAAGCCCGGAGGAATTACCATGAGTGGTTCTTTTTACGCCACTCAGCAACAACAGCCATTGCTGCGCCGTCGAATGGAGGCTATTATAGCTTTGGGCGAAGGTAGTTTCGGCAACAGTGGTTTCAACACAGTCACCCTCCGTGGACTACAAATGTCTGCTACCGTCATCAAAGCTGGCGGAGCATCAATGGGTAGTCTGCAACTACACATTTGGGGGATGGAGCTGTCCAAGATGAACCAGCTGTCCACCCTCGGCAAGTTGCCAATGACCATACGAAACAACACCATTTCCTTGAAGGCTGGCGATGATAGCGCTGGCCTTGGTGTGGTGTTTGAGGGAACGATCGCTGAAGCCTGGACCGATTTCCAGCAAGCTCCAGACAGTGTTTTCCACATTACTGCCTACTCTGGGTTGTTGGCAGCGACACGTCCTATCCCGCCGTTCACTGCACAAGGAAGTGCAGACGTTGCCACGATCATGTCTAGTCTTGCTTCACAGATGGGCCTGACGTTCGAAAACAATGGCGTTACTGTGAAGTTGCAGAACCCGTATTTTCCCGGGACTGCCCGTGAGCAGGCACAACGTTGTGCTGATGCAGCTGGCATTAACTGGATCATTGACAACGGGAAGTTGGCGATCTGGCCAAAAGGCAAGAACCGTGGCGAAACCAACGTGGTTGTTTCGCCCGAAACCGGCATGATTGGCTACCCGACGTTCACTTCAACAGGAGTTGTAGTCACCACCTTGTACAATCCCTCATTGGGATTTGCGTCCAAAGTTGATCTGAAAACAATCTTGAAGCCAGCTCAAGGTGTGTGGGTCATCTACAATCTGACACACATATTGGAAGCTGAAATGCCAGGAGGATCTTGGATGACTCGCTTCGAGGCAGCCCCACCGGGTTACACCCCTGTCCGGTAGTGGTGTCATTGACTCCGGCTATTTTGGCCAGGAGCAAGTTGAGAGTGCCGGCAATGATCTGAACGCGCAGGCGTTCTTGATCTCTCAGATGATCAACAGAATGGCAACAACGACTGTTGTGAAAGTCGTTTCAGTCAGCAACAGTGGTGGTGTTTCTCCTGTAGGAACAGTGAACGTTCAGCCATTGGTCAATCAGATCAACGGCATCGGTGATGGAACCCCACACGGGATCGTGTATGGGCTCCCGTATTTCAGATTACAGGGTGGTGCTGATGCAATCATCCTAGACCCGAAAGCTGGTGACATCGGGATTGCTGTGTTTTGTAGTCGAGACATATCGGGCGTCAAATCGACAAAGAAGATCTCCAATCCTGGTTCATATCGGAAGTTTGACTGGGCTGACGGTCTTTATATCGGCGGCGTTCTGAACGGGACTCCTTCTCAGTATGTTCGTTTCGCCAGCGACGGTATCTACATTGTTTCGCCAAGCAAGGTCACTGTCACGTCACCTACTGTCGAGATGTCTGGCAATCTTCGTGTGACTGGCTCTATCACTGCTGGCTATGGAACGGGCGGATCCGTTGGCCTTCAGTCCCACATTCACTCTGACCCACAAGGCGGTAGTGTTGCTCCGCCCACCCCAGGAACGTAGTTCATGAGTGGCACGACGAGCGTTCCGTTTCCTGTGCTTGGTCCTCGGGGGTATATCATCCCGCCCGAGACTGAGATTTTGCTCGGTGTCCAGGCCGACCTGAACGCCGCGTTTGGTGGAACATTGAACCCTGCTCTGGAAACTCCTCAGGGCCAATGGTCGATGAGCACCACCGCGATTATCGGTGACACCAACGACCAGTTTCTCCTACTGACCAACAATGTAGACCCTGCCTACGCCAGTGGTCGCATGCAGGATGCGATCGCTCGTATATACTTCCTGGAGCGACTGCCTGCCCAGCCGACGGTTGTCAGTGCGCTTTGCACCGGGTTGGCCGGTGTTGTGATCCCAGCAGGGTCCAGAGCCCAAGATCAAAACGGCAACATTTACGTATGTGCGTCTGGTGGAACCATCGGTTCAACAGGCACCGTGACGCTGAGCTTTGCCAATGTGGTGACGGGTCCGATCCCTTGCCCAGCGACTACTCTTGACACCATCTACCAGGTTGTCCCTGGATGGGATACCATCAGCAACCCAGCCGATGGTGTCGTTGGCCGTGTCGTTGAGTCGCGCGCCGATTTCGAGTTGCGACGCCAGCAGTCAGTGGCTGTCAACGCGCTCGGGTCCCTGACTTCAGTGTTTGGGGTCGTCGCCCAGGTGTCGGGTGTTGTCGATCTCTACGTGACCGAGAACTCGACTGGATCCCCTGTCACGCTTGACGGTGTGACTTTGCCAGCCCATTCGTTGTATGTGTGTGTTGCAGGTGGTGCAGACGCCGATGTCGCGCACGCCATCTGGTCCAAGAAAGCCCCCGGATGCGCCTACGCCGGGGACACGACTGTTGTCGTCCAGGACACGACTGGATATTCGCCCCCATACCCTTCCTACAACGTGAAGTTCCAGCGACCTACAGAGCAGCCTTTCGTCTTCACAGTTACGATAGCGAACAGCGCCCAGGTTCCAAATACTGCACAATCGGAAGTTCAGCAGGCCATCCTTGATGGTTTCTCTGGTGCCGACGGTGGGCAACGAGCCAAGATCGGTGGCACAATCTACGCCAGTCGATATTACACGAACGTGGCCATTCTCGGGTCCTGGGCTAACATCATTTCAATCAAAGTTGGTTCAACCGCGACGACAGCGGCAGCGTTCACAGCATCCATTGCTGGCTCCGTCATGACCGTGACGGCTGTTGGGTCTGGCACACTCGCCGTTGGTCAAACGATCTTTGGAGCTGGTATCCCCGTTGGTGTTCGCATCAT